TGCGTACCCCCACCTGTATATATGTAAGTACTAAAAAATATTCTAGTAAAACATTGTAAAGGTAAGAAGACAGTAATTATAAGGAGTTTTGCCTTCTCAGACATAGCGGGCTAGTAAGGGAGAGAGAATTATGATTGGAACTTTTGGTTAATCCTTGAGTACTAGGTTTGTGTTACTGCTATATACTTCTACGTATCCCTAGCTTTCAGCACCCCGATTGCTACTTCACTTGTAACTAATTACTTGTTCCCAATGTTTGTAATTTAAAGTATGTTACCATATAATTATCATTACACAAATCTTTACAAAAAAGATAGGAAAATATGTCTAAGAAGATATGTCACGCTACTAACTGTAGAAAAAGATTAACAGCTAATAAATCAAAGTATTGTTCTACAGAATGTCAACGTAGACAGTATATGAAAGAATATAGACATAATAAAAAACAAGATAAACCTATTAATTCTAAGTACTCAGCGTTAACACCTATGAAAGGTAAACATTATCAAGAGTATGTAGATAGTGGTTTAGCAGATAAAGTTATGAATAGTCAGTTAACAGCTACTAAGGCAGCAGAAGTTATTGGTTGCCCAATAGCAACTATATCTAAAATGAACGCTGCTTACCAAATAGATTTACAAAACAAATTAGATGCAGAAGGTTGGCAAGTATCTACTGATGCACAAGCAGCACTAGAAAATTTCTCTGCATTTAGAAACAAATACTTTGCTACTGAAACAGGAGAGAAGTATGAAACTGCTAACTTTCATGAAAACTGGATAAATAAAATTTTACATTCTATAGAACATGGTGAGGAACTATTAATACTATCACCCCCTAGACACGGTAAAACAGAATTGTTAATACACTTTGCTGTATATCAAATATGTAAAAACCCTAATACAAGAATTATGTGGGTAGGTGGTAACGAAGATATTGCTAAGAATGCTGTGTCTGCTGTTCTTGACCAACTAGAAAGTAATGAAAGATTACAACAAGATTTTTGTGAACCTGGTAAAAATTTTAAACCTGATAATCGTTCAGGTAAGATGTGGGCATCAAATCAATTTACTGTAGGAACTAGAACTGTACCTGGTATTAAATCACCTACTATGGTTGCTGTAGGTAAGGGTGGAAAGATATTATCTCGTGACTGCGATATTATTATTGCTGACGACATTGAAGACCATCAAACAACTATGCAACCTGGTGCAAGAGAAAACACAAGACAATGGTGGACAACTACTTTGTCATCTCGTAAAGAGGAACATACTGCTGTAGTAGTAATTGGTTCAAGACAGCACCCTGATGACTTATATCATCATCTACTTAACAATGATGAGTATCAAGCTATTGTAGAAACAGCACATGATTTAGAATGTGATTTACCTGAAGCCTCAAATGAAATGCATATAGATTGTATGTTGTGGTCTAGTAAACGTTCACATAAATGGTTGATGTCAAGAATGAAAGCTGCTGAAACTACAGGTGGTAAACAAATATTTGAAATGGTTTATTTTAATCAAGCCTATGTACAAGGAACACAAATTTTTAATCCTGATGCTGTTGATAGTTGTAAACGTAATGAATTAATAGTTGGAGATATTCCAAAACAATTACAACTTGTTGCAGGACTTGACCCTTCATCATCAGGCTATCAAGCTGCTGTATTGTGGGGAATAGATACTTATAACTCAGAACTTTATCTTATAGACATAGACAATCAACAAGGTGGTGGTGTTAAAGCTGCTAATCAAATTATTAGTGATTGGTTTCATAAGTATGATTTATCACATTGGATAATAGAAGAAAATGGATTTCAAACTGCTATAAGACAAGATAACAATATAAAAGAATTTGTATTAAGAACAGGAATATTGTTACAAGGACATCTTACAGGCAAAAATAAACATGACCCACTATATGGTGTAGGTACAATGGCAGAATTATTTGAAGCAAATAAAATTCATTTACCCTATGGCAATTCGGAAAGTCAAGCTAAAATAGATAGTTATAAAAGACAATTAGTGTACTTTGATGGTAAACCTGTTTCTAGTAGAAACAAGCATAAAACTGATATAGTTATGGCAGGTTGGTTTCCTATGAAGGTATTTAGACGTGTTCAAAAAGAACACTTAGCAGAGGTAGGAATGGAATACAATCCAAGTTTTAGTGGTTATAATATAACAGAGATGAATAACGCACCATGGCAATAGATTTAAATCAAAAGTCAGCACAAGAAGTAATTGATGCAGCACAAGAATTAGTTGCAGGTTCTCCTAGTGATACTAGACAAATAAATAAATATAGAATTAAAGCTATCTTAAATGGTGGTTCTGATGGTATACGTGCTTTATTAGGCAATACAATGGATACTGCAGATGCAGATTTATTACCTGCTCCAAACCTTTTACAATCAGGTATAGATAGACTTGCACAAAAAATATCAGGCATACCACAAGTACGTGTTGATGTAATGAATAATAATTCAAGTGACCGTGCAAGAATACGTGCAGAAAAATTAGAACGTATTGTTTCATCTTATGATGAAAAACAAAGATTAAATTTACAATTAGCACAAGCTGCTAGATGGCTACCTGGTTATGGATATTGTGCTTGGGTTATTACTAGCAAGATGGATAAAAATGGTTTTATATATCCTACTGCTGAACTTCGTGACCCATATGATACATTTCCTGGAAACTTTGGTGCAGACCAACAACCACAAGAGTTAGCTGTATTAAGAAGTGTACCTAGATGGAAACTTGCTCAAATATATCCTGAGTATCAAAATGTTATATTAAAACCTAATGAAAAGAAAAAATCAGGTGTAGGTAATACAAATACATCTCTTATAGGATATGACAGAGGTAATACTCAATCAGCAGATTGGGAAGACAATACAGGTCAAGGTGTTGATGTTATTGAATATTATGACATTACAGGTACTTATATAGTTTATCCTGAAACAAGACAACTGTTTGATTACATACCTAATGCATTAAGCACAGTTCCTTTTGTGTTTATGAAAAGATTTAGTTTTGATGAACTTAAAGGTCAATACGACCACACAGTAGGTTTAATGGCTATGATGGCAAAAATAAATATTATGTCAGCTATAGCTATGGAAGACGCTGTATTTACAGAAACAAACATTTCAGGTGAATTAGAAAGTGGACAGTATCGTAAAGGTAGATTTGCTGTAAACTATTTAGCTCCAGGTACACAAGTAAGTAAACCTGCAAATAATATACCTTATCAATTATTTCAACAAGTAGACAGATTAGAAAGACAACTAAGACTTGTTGGTGGTTACCCAGTAACAGATGACGCACAATCACCTGCAAGTGTTGCAACAGGAGCAGGATTAGCTGAACTTAATTCATCTATGTCATTAATGATTAATGAATATAGAGAAATAATAAAAGTTGGTATATCTGATATGGATAGTAAAAGATTAGAACTAGATGAAATAGTATCTGCAGAAATAGGTCAAGAAAGTAAACCTATGGCAGGTTATTTTAATGGAACATCTTTTTCTGAAAATTATAAACCGTCAACTGATATTGGTGGTGACCATAAAACTAGACGTATTTATGGTGTTATGGCAGGATTTGATGAACCACAAAAAATTGTTACAGGTTTACAGTTGTTACAAGCAGGTGTTATTGATGTTGAAACATTACAAGATAACATTGATGGTTTAGAAAATATAGCTAAAGTACAAGAACGTATTAGAAAAAATAAAGCAGAAAACGTTTTATTTGAAAGTGTACTTGCTAGAAGTGCAGAAGGTGACCCTGCTGCTACTATGGCAGTTATTGCTGTATATGAAAATCCAAACGGTATGACTGAAATATTAAAACAATTTTATACTCCTGAAGAACCACAACTTAGTCCTGAACAAATGGCTATGATACAACAACAACAAATGTCACAAGCTATGCCACAACAACCACCATCTATGCAAGAAGCATTTGGTCTTGTATAATGACTTTTTCAGAAGATTTTATTGATAATGAGTTTTGGAGTTTAGTAACTGAAGAATATGGAGATACAACAGTTGTTGATTTCAATCAAGCATATGAAATACTACAACCTTACCCAAATATTTTTATAGTAATAATGGAGGATAATGGCAAAGAAACGTTCTAGAGGTGGTTATAGACAACCTAAAAATCCTGCTGCTACAAGTGGTCCAGGAGCATTATCTGCTAGAACAGATGGTGGTGCAGGAAGTAAAACACAACCTATAAGAAGAATACCAGGACAACAATATGGTGAAGGTAAAGCATTAGTTGACCAACAACAAGCTGCTCCATTACCTGTTGCTGCACAATCAGGTACACAAGGTAAAGGAATAAATATATTTGCACCAACCGAAAGACCTGCTGAACCAATAACAGAAGGTGCTATGTTAGGACCAGGAAGTCCTCCAAATCAAGCTATAGATGAAGATGCTAATATGTTACTAGCTGCTATGTATCAAGTATATCCTAGCTCAATAATATCGGAGATGATTAATCAAGGTAGTAGTTAATGTATTACCCTGACCCTGTATTTGAAGAAGATTTAGCTAAACAAAACGAAGCTAGAGATAGAAAATTTCAAAATCTTAAAAAGAATATGACGAGTGATGTTGCTCAACGTATGATTGCTATTACTCAAAAATATCCTGGTATGCCACAAAGTTTAAGTATATCCGCAGCATTAACTGGTGCTAATCCTGAAAGCAAAGCTATGGAAGATGTAGCAGATAAGTATGCAATTAATCAAGCTGAGTATGGTAAAAAAGTATGGGAGTTAGCTTCTACTGATGTTAATGGTGAATATTTATATCCTGAACATCAAGATATGACTTTAAATATAAGTAAAGCATTAAAAGGTGATGCTGAGTTAGGTATATGGGGATTACTTGCATTAGAAAGTTTTGGAGAAAAAATACGTATGTTAAACAGACAACGTAAGTATGTTGCTGATTTAATGTTTTATGATAAATTTTTACAAGAAGGTTACACAAAAGAAGAAGCACAATCTAATTTACAAATGTTTGTATCTAATACAGAAGTTCCTGATATTGGTAAAGATAAAAACATGTGGGGTGAATTACGTTCTTATGTAGACATGTGGGGAGAAGCAAACGAAAAAGCAGGAGAAACTGCATTTGGAGCTGCTTTTAGAGAAGCGTTAGAAGGTAATCCAGTCAACTATCAAAGAGAAGGTAGAAAATTTTTATTTGAAAGTATATTAGCAGAAGATGATGCAAGGTATCACAGACTTGTTGATATGGGATTATCTCCTGAAGATGCTAAAAAAGTATTTTATGAAAACATAGGTACACCTATTAGAGCTAACGAAGCACTTGGAATACAAGAATATACTTCATTATCAGACCCAAATAAAATTATGTTTTTTGAAGGACGTAAATCTGATTATGCACCAGGCAATAACATAAATGATATGTTTAGTATTTCTAATTGGTGGCGTAATAGTCGTGGATTAGATACAGGCGTATTACAACCTTATAGCCCTGGTAGAGCAATAACCTATCAAGTTACTCCTAGTGGTACTACACAAGCAAATATTATGTCAGGTCTTATTGATGGAGCTGCAATGTTAGCTGCAGATATACCATTAGCTAAAGGTATTGGTGCTTTAGGAAAACTAGGTAAAGGTGCTGTAACAGTTGATAAATTATTAGAAGCTAAAAATGCTGCAAAAGTTGAAGATTATTTAACTGCGTTTACTAAAAACATAGATGACTTAGAAGATAGCGTTGACCCATTTAAAGATAAAAAAATAAAAATATCAGGACGTAATGGACAATTAATTAGAAAGTTTTCTAAAGAACAAGCTCAAGATGTAAGAGCAGGGCGTAAATTATATAAACAAGCAGGTGTAATTGGTGGTACTAGAAAATCATTATTTAGAAATACATCACGTGATTTAATGAACTCTCCTTTTGGTAGGCAAGTAACACGTGCATTAACAGAAGAAAGTAATGTAGCAAAAATTATGACTACTCCTGGTTTTACAAATTTA